CAAAACATACAAATTTCAATATTTCAATTATAATATACATATACGATATTATATTTTTTTAATGAAAAACTAATATAATTATACTTAAAAATTACAAAACTACAATTTTATGACTACAAAACTACACCACGACAACACGCAAAACAACGATAAAACCCAGTGATAGCAAGGAAACAACAAAAACTACAGTAAAACACATTTATACCCATATAAGAACATGCATATATAAATACACATACATACATTTTACTTACTTATATACATACATATTCATATTAAAATAAATGTAGTAATGTAGTTTTGTAAGCATAAAAGCCCATTTTTAAAGGGATTGAGGTCGACAACAAAATTTTATTAAGTTGTAGTTTTGACAACAAAACGACTTAACTAACTGATAATCAATACTTAATTTTGTAGTCGCTATGCATCATCATTGAATTACATCATCACATGTACAGATAACCATACCTGACCATCAATGTATGACATGATGATTGGATATGTATCTACACACAGTTGAGTAGTATGTATGAATATATCAATCATGTGTCATTCGTTTGATTTAACGTACTTAAATATTATTTATGATAGATTGATTAACTAATACTATTAACGTGTCTTAAATCAAGTGTAAATGACGTGTTGATGATGTGTATTTATTTATGAGTATTTATTTATGACTAATCGTGTGTATTTCTCACTGTTTAATATTCTTTAATTTTCTCATATTTATTTTAGGTACTCCCAGCGTTTCCTAGGGTTTCCACAAAATATGCGAAGCCCCATTTTTACCCATTAGTGTCATTTTTTTAAAAATTGTTTAATGATGATATAAAAATTTCCGTATTTTTGACCAAACAGAAAATCAAAAACACCCATTAACAGTAGTTAAACATGATTTTTAAAAAGTCTAAAAAACCTAGTAAATTAAAGAAATGGTTTACTAGAAATAAATTCAAGATTGAGTTTGCAACAACAGTAAATCTAATTTTTGCATTCCAGATATTTTTTATCATCCTCTTTGCAGGTTTTTTAATGGATTTTTTATCTGGATTACCTGGAATGTATTTGATATTTTCAATTTTATCACTGATAATATCATTCAAGATGTACCAACTTAGAATGTTTTACAAAGAATCATTTTTGAAGTCAATAAAAAATTCAACAGAAACGGTTGATTATAAAAATTTACTACGTGGAATCAGAAGAAATATTGATTCAAAAATGAAAAAACAACTAAAAACACTTAGTTAAATGGTTGTTTCTAAAGGTGAATTTGCAAAAATGTTGGGTAAACATCCAGCATATGTTGATACGTATATTAAGCGTAATCAAATCGTCACGTGCGCCAATGGAAAAATGATTGACATCACTAATGAAGCAAACGTTTCATTCATGCGTCACATCCAGCGCAATAACGAAATTAAGGAACAGCAAGTTGATCAACAACCAAAGAAAGGATATCAAAAAAAAACCACCACAAAAAAAACTACTGCAAAAAATGTTGTGGCACCACAACTAAAACCACAAGATTATTCATCCATTGATCCAACAGAATCAAATCAGGGAATTTACAACATAAAAATCCAGAAAGAACAGGCCGATTTAGATAAAAAGCTACTGGATGCAGAACGTGTAAGACTGGTAAATGCTAAAATGCGTGGTGAAAATGTACCAACATTGATGGTGAAAAACCTCATCGCGCAATTATCCAAGTCATTTATTTCGAATTACAAAGAAGCTGCAGATCGTTTACTGATAGAAATTTCACACAGAAAGAAATTAACGATTACTGAAGAAGCTGAAATGAAAGGATTGCTTGTGAAAATAATCAATGAATCACATGATCGCGCAATAAATGAAGCTGACAAACAATTGGAAACAATTATTTCAGTGGCACCACAACAAGATTTAAACGAAGATACTGATGAGTGATTATTTAAGTGTTTTCAAAGATATACTAAATGGCGCACGTGTTCAGATTTCAAACATCAAGCCTTCAGATTGGGTTGAACAGAATCGATACATGACACCTGATGTTTCACCAATACCAGGAATGTTTAGCTATGACAATTCACCATATGCACGCGAAATAATTGATTGTTTATCACCTGAGAATCCAGCAAGACGAATTGCAATCATGAAAGGTGCGCAAATTGGACTATCAACTGGTGTTATTGAAGGTGGAATTGGCTGGATAATATCTCAGAATCCTGGTAATATTTTGTTTTTAGTTGGTCACGAAGATTTGGTTAAAGATGCTGGAAACAAAGTTGATCGAATGATTGATAATACAGGCATCAGGCATTTAATAAAATCAACATCATTACGCGCAAGAAATACAAAATCTGGTGATACAGATGGATTAAAAGAATTTCCATCAGGATATTTAAAGATGGGTATTGCAAATCATAAGTCATTAAGAAATATTTCCATGCAGTATGGGTTCATTGATGATTACGAATCAATGAAAGGTGACACAAAACAATCAGGATCCACACAAGAAATGGTTGAGGCCAGATTTACAGCCTATGCCAAAAAAATGAAATTATTTTTTATCAGTACTCCGGAGCTTGAAGAAAGTTCAAACATTGAACCGGTTTATTTATTAGGTGATCAGCGAAAATATCATATACCTTGCCCATGTTGTAATGAATACATTCTATTGGAATGGTCCATTCAAAATGAATTAAACGAATCACAAACAGCTGGAATCACATGGCTGGTTGATGATAATAATGAATTAATTGAAGATTCAGTTGGTTACACGTGTTATAAATGTGGAAATTTCTTTGATGATAGAGATAAAAACAAAATAATTCGCGCTGGTAAATGGATTCCAACAGCCAAACCATCACAACCAGGATTTGTTAGTTTTCATATTTCATCACTGTATGCACCAACATATATGTTTTCATGGTCTGATTACGTTCGAAAATATCTTGAAGCCAATCCAATTGGTGGTCAAAGAAACGAATCAAAGCATAAAACATTCCTTAATGTGGTCCTTGGTAAGACATACAAACAAGTTGCACAAACAATAAAGGCATCAACACTACAAGAAAACATTCGTTCATACGACATTGGCGTTATTCCTGAGAAATTAAGTATTGCAGATGGTAATGGTAAAATAGTTTTAATCACGCTTGGTTCCGATATGAACGGAACTGAAGATGATGCACGTTTGGATTATGAGGTTGTGGCGTTTTCAGAAAGTGGTGCAACATATTCAATTGAGCATGGATCAATTGGTACATTTATTCCAAAAGATTCTGGAAGGATTGACCGTGAAAAATTAACATACAAACATGGAAGTAATAAATCTGTATGGCCAATTCTAAAACAAATAACTGAAAAAAAATATGTAACTGATACTGGTCGTGAAATGAAAATATTTATTTCAGGACTTGATTGCGGTTACCTACCAAATCATGCATATCAATTTTTAGATACAACGAATAATTACATCGTTGGACTGAAGGGTAAAGGTGAAAATAAGTATCAAAACATTGAAGTTGATTTAAAAACGTTTAGACGTTCACGCGAAAGGCCAAACAACTTATTCCTGGTTGAAACAAATCACACAAAAGACATACTTGCAAATTACATGTCACTTCAATGGAATCCTGATTGGCAAGAAAATCAACCGGCAAACTTCATGAATTTCCCAACACCATCTGGTGGTTATTATTTATTGAAGAATTATTTTAGTCATTTCGAAGCTGAAGAAAAAAGAATTGATAAAAGTGGTAATTTTATTTGGGAAAAGAAATCATCAGCACATCAGAATCACTTATTCGATTGTAGGTTGTATGCGTATGTGGTGCGCGATATTCTCCTTGAACGAATATTTAGTGAACTGAAGATTAAGAATGGAACATGGACCGATTATGTTAATATAATCATGAAGAAAAAATAATCATAAAAAAAACCGACAACAAACGTTATCGGTTTTTTTCAGCTTCCAGACCTAATACTTACAGAATACACTAATCATTAACCAGAGTTCAAATGTATAATTTATTTTTCACAAATTACACTATTTTGAAAATAAGTTATTGAATCACCAACTTTGGCATGATAAAACTCATGAATGAACGTTTTTATTTGTTCCGGTTTCCATCTAATTGATGCAGCTGCATTTTTAAATTTATTCTCAATGTCAATACGAACCATTGAATAATGATGCAGCACACATTCATTTGGTTCAAACACAATAATTTTTGATGAGGTGTTAACACGAACAGATGGATCAACCACAACTGGATAACGAACAGTGTTTGAAATTTCCGTGTTTTCGTGCATCTTATGGATGAATGGCATGTAATAATTCTCTAATGGCCACATATACCAATTTTCTTGCTTGTAGTACGTGTACATTTTAGTCAAACAAACATCATAATCTGATTCAAGCATTTCATTTTTTGCATAATCAATGTGTTCCGGTGTATAAATATGGTCACACGCTGAAAGAATAAAGTGTGTTGCACCATATTTTTTAGCTGTTTGAATCATTAAATTATGCTTCATGCGTTCATTCTGTTTAGTTGAAACAGATAAAACAGGATTGAACATTGTGATTATGATATCAGGATAATCATCACGAAGTTGTTTCATTTCATAAATTGCAGTTTCAGAACGATTACCAGTATTTGAAATCAATTGATAACAAACAATTATCTGGTCCACATGATCACACATAGCATTGATTGATTTAATGAGCTGTTCAAAGCCATTAAACATGGTGTAACATAGTGTTAATTTCATGTTAGTTATTTTTTTCTTGCTGGATTACCATAAACAACCATTTCTGGTTCAACATGCTTAACAACAGCAGAACCAAGACCAACAATTGAGTTTTGTCCAATAATAACTCTATTACGAACTGTGACACCAAGTTTTATTTTGACACCATCAGAAATTGAAACATATCCACCAATTATTGCGCCAGTGCATATTTCACAACCGTTTCCGATAAACACATCATGACCAATGTGTGAATGTGCCATGATTAAGTTATCGTTTCCAATTCGTGTTACTTCACCATTCTTTGCAGGTCGTTGAATCGATACGAATTCACTGATTACATTATTGTTTCCAATTTCTACATGGCCGCGAAATTCATCTTGTTTTATTCCACGTATTTCACCATTAGAACCAATTACTGCATATGCTCCAATATGGTTATTTTTTCCAAGTTTAACATTTGGATGAACTATTGCAGTTTTATGTATGTAATTACCATCAATGTTTATCCAGTCGTGGTTGTATAGATCGTTGCTCATTTCTTTAATAGTTTTTTAAGTTTGTCAATAATATCAAATTCAGTTTCAAGCACTATAAATAGCGCTAACAATATGACTACACATATCAAAATAAATCCATAGATTGGAAAAAATAACGCTGGAATTAATAGTGCCAACATAAGAACATATGCCCATCCTGGCAAATTAGGATCAAAAATCATCGCGTTAAATTATTAAGTGTAAAGTCAACCCAATCATCATTAGTGAAATATGGATTTGAAAAGCCTTTCTTTTTTCCGTTTACAACATCTGGATGAAGGCCACAAACATCCTTTAATATTTTTTTGTTTTCCACATACTCATCAGGTAGTGATAGTGCAAAATTAACCAAGTCATTATCAAGTAATGGATAACGCGTTTCCATTGTGTGGTATGCGCTCATTCTATCTTCAACAACAAGTACTGCAGCAAGAAATTTCAAATCGTATTCGAAGTGTGAAACATTCCAATTATCTGGCAGTTTATTAATGTTTGCAAGTGCATAATTAGTTCTTGCAATTACATTCTCAATAGGCTTGTTATTTCTGTGTGGATATCCACCAAAGAATTCATCACCACCAGCGCCAGAATAAACAACCTTCACAAAATTTGATGCAAGTTCAGCAATGGCAAAATTAGTGTAACAAGATCCAGCCTTAAAATCATCAAGTGCATTCATTGTGAGTAATGAATATTTCTTTGCCATTTCCTGATTCACCATTAGTGATAAATGTGCACTCACTGAATTTTTTTTGATTAAATCAGATTCAGAAAAATTTTCATCTACATAATCAACAGAAAAACAATATTCTGGATTCATCCATTTAGCGATTATTCCAGAATCAATACCACCAGATAAATAAACACCTGATTTTCCAATGTATTTATTTCGTTCAAATGATTGATTTAATAAACCTATAAGTTGATTTTTTGCATCATCATATGATATATTTATTTTTTCTGGAATTATGAATGGAAGTTTTTTTACACGTTTTATTCCAGAATAGATTGTATCATCATTCAAAACACCCAACGTTGTTTTCCAATCTTCAACTGCATCCATTGAAGGTTTTATTTCTGGACAAACAGCAAGGATTCCTTTAACTTCAGATGATACAAACGTAACACCATTTTCAGTGTATGTATATAGTTGTTTTATTCCATATCGATCAGTTACAAAAAACCAATCCTTATAAAACGTGGACCAATACATAATTGCAAAGAAACCATTTAATTCATCCAATTTATTTCCATTGTGCATATCAATAAATTTTGCAAGAAACTCAATGTCACAATTTGTTTTCAAAGTGATATTATATTTTTCAGCTAATTCCTTGAAATTTGAAATGAATCCATTCATGTAAACAATTGTTCCATTATATTCATTTGGCATTACAAATAACGATTCATCAGTTATTCTAAGCCAATTAAATTTAGTAGATGCATTGTTTCTATATTCTGGAACACCTTTGGTTCCACGATGCTTTGTTGCCTGGTGCATTTTTGAACTTAGTTGTTCTGAAATTGAATAATCTGGATGATTTATTACTGCATTTATTCCGCACATAATTCTTTTAGTTTTAGTATTAGTTTATTATTCTGGATGTATTCTGTATTATCCCACAATTCGAATTTAGTCATATTTACATTTGACTTTAAATCGAATGCATAAACACCACGTTCTTTAAGTGAAAATGATTCAAATGTATGTGGTGTTTGTTTTAATTTTGTTTGCATCGAATTATCTAATACGTGCGAATCTTTTATTAACCATGGTTTAAAATTCCACTTATTTAACAGGTTTGATGATATTAATCGACCAGCGCCACAAGTGTGTCCAA